AATAATAAATATATTTTTTCTAGTAGGATCATATATGAGGTCAGTATTTTCCATATTTTTGCATAAAATAGCATAATCATCATTAACATATTGATTTTGTTCGTTATCATTACTAGGGATAATTTTTTTTTCAAAGATAATAACATTCATACCATTTTTGAATATAATATTAGGTACACATAAAATGTCTTCAACTGTTTTATAATCTATATCAAAATTAGTGTTTAAAAAATATAGATAATTATCAATAGTAGTAAATTGAGTTCTGATATCGCCATTATTTAAATAAGTAAATATTTCCATATTTTTTTCTATATTTGATGATGTTAGTGCTTGTTTAATTTTTGTTTTAATATCATCTATAGAAAGATCTACTGATGAAGCGATAGCGTTTAAATAAGGGAAAGCATCTTGTCTGGATCCATATTTGAAGAAATAGCCAGTTTTACTAGAAATAAAATAATGATTTTTAATATTTTTAGTTTTATTCAACATATTATTAAAATAGATGTCTAAATATCGTGGTAAATAGCTGAATCGTCCTTCTTGAATTTTATTAGTATCTTGTAGGATGTATAATTTTTCGCCCATAATTTTTTTATCGACTTTGCCAGTTTCTTTGAATTTGCCGACACATTTCATGTAAAAATCTTTTTTTTCTTTATTTTTAGAATTATGATGATCTTTTTTGAAACAGCATGGTAGACACAATCCACTAGGATTTGTTGATTTAGATAAAAACCCAACATACATATATTCTTTATTAATATCAGGATTACATGTATAATAAACATGAGAACCATCATTATTAGTTAATTTGGCAGCTTGAATAACAATTTCTTTTTTACCTTTTTTGACAGTTTTTTCATAGTCGCCTGAGGTTGGATTATAGATGTAACCTTGTTTAATGAGTTCATCAATATTTTTATCACTATATGGAATAGGTTGTCGTTTTTTTGTTCCAGAATTTTGACAATTTCTAGTCCATTGTGCTTGTCCTTTTTCTGGCTTATAAGCTAATCGCTCTTTATCTATTTTGGTTAATTCTTTGATATTTGAAACATTTACTTTTTGTGAAACAAATTCATCTACTTTATTACGACGCCTTGCTATATTTGTTAGTGATTTTAGTTTGTTTTTAATATAATTCATATTGGGATTTTTCAATAAATAGGTTTCAACATATAGATATAATAAAATATTCATGAAAGATATGATTTTATCTAATTGATATTTATTACGAGCACCATTTATGCGCATTTTATATTTATTTCTCATCTTTCCCTGTATATTTATATCTATACCCGGTGGTTTGTATTTTGGAATATTCTCCATCTTCTTTAAAATTTTTCTTGATTTTTTTAAATTTGGAAACTTATCTTTTACATCTAATATTTTCTCTAATGCCTGTTTTTCTGTTATATTAAATTGTTTTGATATTTCCATTACTAATAATTTCTCAACATATTCATAATTTCTTAAAAAATGAATTATACGATGTTCTATACGAGCTTCATTCTCATATTTTGAAATTCTTTTATATCTAAAATATGAACCATATTTAGATTTATCATCTTTGATTTTTATTTTTGATTGTCTTTTTCTTGGTTCAACAACGACTGCAATATATGGGAAAAAATATACTGCAAAATCTGATAGATCATTATGGTTTAACATGTATTCATCTGGTAGTTCTATATGTTGAATAGTATTTATAAAAGCATATCTAAATTTATCATCAGCTGGTGATGTAAATTGAATTTTATCATTTTCAGTATTAATTTTTTTAAGTAGATTACGAATATATGGGTATGTTTTTTTTACATCATCAAATGTTGCTTGGTCTCCCTCTTTCCACTGAGTTTTATATTCAAGTTGGGCGTTCTCGTTTAGATTTATTGATATATATTTATTTGATGAATCACCCTTGAGATCTATCTTTACTTTAAAACTTATACCATATGGTGATAATTCAAACCATTTCGCTAATACTGCATCTTTGTCTGTTTCTGAACCACGAGTATTCATTTTATAAAAATATTTTCCATCTCCTGTTTGAAATTGTAAATATGGATATGTATCATCCACCACAAAATTATCAAATATACGATGTAAATCTATCTTGCTACTTTTCATTATATTTATGTGTTGTAATGATATATGAATTACAGACTGTGTTACATTATTTTCTTTGAATATATTTTCATATTTTTTTGGTGTTAGACGAATTTCATCTATTGTTTTACATATTTCATTCTCTATTAAAAGATCATTGTTGATATTTTTAAAAAAATTTGTTATTCTATTTGTCTCACTTTGTGATCCATTATTAAGACTATCAACAATCTGTTTTAATTCATCTTGTGATATATTATAATATATTTTTATATATACACCATATAAGTTTTTCAATGTCTCCTCATTTACAATATCATATTTTAATCCTAATTCATGATATATATCAATCATATATATTTCATTATTCGTCATATATTCAGAATATTCGTCTAATATATTTGTATCGTCAAATTCTCTTTTGATTTTTGAACCATATTTTGATAAATCGTCTTTTAAATATTTCAAGTTACCCAATAATTTCTCATATACTCTCAAATTCTCATTCGGCTCTACTGATATCTTTAATAATTCATTTCTTTTAATCCATTTCTGACCTAACATTATCTGATCTAATACTTTCCTTGTACCTTTGTTATCTGTCTTCTCATACATATATTCAGACCATAAATACATTCTTGATGGTATCAAATATTGAATTCCCTTCCCAAATAATACATCATTCTTTATACCACCTGTTATTTTATGTTTTATCGTCTGTATTGTATCATCTTTGTAAATATATTGATTAAATACATATAATTTTGTAAATACATCTTTTAAATTTGTGTCATACACATTATTGTTTTTTGAATCATCAAAATCTGCGATTGAAACTATTTTTTCATCACTCAAAGCATCACTAATTAATTTACTCGTCTCTGCTATATTGTCATCCATATTCAATAAATCCGCATTCGATATGTCATTTATATCATCATTATAACTCATCTCATACTCCTCTTCCATATCACTCAAATTATTGTCCTTCATATCTTTCTCTGTATCACTCTCTACTTCTTCATCTACCTCCTCATCTACCTCTTCATCTACCTCTTCATCTACCTCCTCATCTACCTCTTCATCACTCTCTTCTGTATCTTCATCACTCTCTTCTGTATCTTCATCACTCTCTTCAGTTTCTTCATCACTATCTTCATTACTTTCATCGTCATCGCTATTACTTCGTTTAGTAATATACTTTTTTTTTTTTTTTTTCTTTTTATTTATATTTATATTTTTATTTTTATTTTTTTTTTTATAGCCACCGATTAATTGAGAATTAGCTTCAACATTGTTTATGATGTTAATTTGTGAATCAATATCTTGTGACACTGAGAATATTTTATTATTATTATTATTCATTTGTGATATATATGTGTCCATGTCAATAACATTGTCAATATCATTATTTTTTTCTCCACCTCCATCTAAATCTAATTTTACATTTTGAGTTGAGTAGTCAATATCTTCTTCTAATTCATTTTTAATATTTTTAATAGTTTTATTTTTTCGGTCTCTATTTTCTTTAAAAATGGCTGCGAAGTTATACATAGTTTTTGAATATTCATCGGAAGAAAATTTATCGATGTGAAGGGAGAACCATTCATTACCATATTTTTCAATAATTTCATCTTTACGAACTTTAGTAGTCATAATATTATTGATACTAAATTCGATATGTTTAGAATTAAAGAAATAATTGTACCAAAACGGACCATAATATTTTATCATAGCTGCTTGTTCTACATCAGTTAGAATAATAAGTGTATCAAAAAGATTAAGATCTTTAATTTTTTTAAGAATTTTTTTAATAGTTGGATCAACTGTGATAACATCGCCCAAGAAAATACATATATTATATTGTGTCTTACGATTTTTATTTTTAAATTTATGGATTACTTTAATAGGTTCATTCATAATACCTCAATTAATATATATCAACATATTTTTTTACAAACAAAATTATTAAATTATAATAATAATCTAATAATACAGTTTGAAAAATCATAAATGATATTTTAATGGTTATTAGCAACAGATGTAGTTAATTCCATTCCACAAAATTCACGATTATTTATACTATAATTAACATATCTATAAATATTATATTCAATTGCTTTTTTTATTAAATATTCATTAATTTCAAAAAATAATCTTGTATGACCTATTTCAGGACAGCCAATATGTCCTATTTCATGTATCGCTACATATAACAAATCATTGAAATCATGTATTTCTCCATTTTTTTTTGATCTTATACATAACACTAATAATTCACCCTTGTTTACTGAATATGATGTATATTTACTGTCTGCTGTACTTTCTTGTATTTCTACATCATCTAATTTATCATTTATTGTTGAAATATATTCGTACATTTGTGTATTTTTTTTGACATTTGAGTCTTGAATTAACATTGATACCAATTTTTTAAGAGATTGTTCTAATCGAAATAACATTGCAGCAGCTTGATATTTATCAGGAACATCGCGAACCAAATATTTTTTATTAATATCTTGATACTTATAAGTTACATAGGTAACATCATTAGTATAAAAATATATATATATAATAATAATTGATAATAATAATATTATTTTATAAGATTCCATTAATATATATCATAGAATTTTATAAATAATATATTAAAAAAATATATTATTATAAAAAAAAATTATCTATATATACTTTATAATTATTATGAACTCTAATAATATTTTTATGAAACCCACTAAACCTGCATTCCAAGATATTAACAATGTAATTAATCTTAAATTTTCTGATTCTGAATCATTTAATAATTATGCTCAAAAAGGAGGACGATTGAATAGATCATCTATCGGTAACAATGATAGTATTCTCAATTTGTCTTTTTCTCCTTCAGTTCAAGTTCCTAGTAAACAATACGGTGGTGCTAGTGATGTTTTAAATCTATCTTTCTCTCCCTCTATCCAAGTACCACATTCTTCTTCTAATGATAATGTATTTTTAAAAAGTCAATCTGGTGGTAGTTCCGATAATGTTCTAAATTTATCTTTTTCACCATCTATTCAAGTTCCTCATAATGGTCCTCAAATGGGAGGTAGTTCTAGAAATAATGATGTTTTAAATTTATCATTCTCGCCATCAGTTCAAGTTCCCTCTAAATCTCACGATAATTCAACCACTGAATATTTCAACAATATCGCAAGTAAAATTGTTAATAATGTATCTGCATCACAAAATGGAGGTTTTAAAGTTAATACTTCTTTACCAGCCGATACTGATTTTTTTTTAAGTTCCGAAACTATTGATAACATTAATGATATTAATCCTTCTTATAAACAAAAAAAACATGCTGACATCTTTATCAACAATACTGCACAAGATGGTGGTGCTCGATCTAAGCGTAATGTTTATAGTGATAAAAAAATAGATTTTAATGCACTTAAAAAACATATTAAACGAGCTGTTGACCTTGAAGATGCTGTTATTTCTGATAGCTCTATTGACAATCTATTTACCGATGAAAATGATGAAGAAGATGAAGAATCGGATAGTATTTTAAATGGCACAAGTTCAGATGATGAAGATGATGATGAACCTGAAGATGATGAAGATGATGAAATTATTTCTGAATTACATGGTGAAGAACATATGAAAAAAAAGAAAGTTAAGGCATTAATCCCAGCAAAAGTTAGAATAATTCCTGCTGAATTGGTTCAAAGAAGATCTAAGAAAAATAAAAGAAGTAAAGATACTGAGTCTGAATTATCAACCTTAAATTCGGACATATCTGAAATGAGTGAAAACAATTACAAATTATCTGAAAGCATTAGTTCGCCTCAACTTATGTCTTATAGAACTGTAACTAAAAATAATATTGCATCTGGTGTCAGAAAAATCTAAATAGTTAATTTATGTTAAATAATTTATAAATAAATAATAAAATCTATATATGTATTGATTTTATTGTTACTTTGTTTAATCAAACTCTAAATATAACGATGTTATTTTAGTTGTTTTACTATTTGTTGATTTCTTTTTTGTCTTTGGTTTTTGAACTAATGCTTCATCATTTGTTGTCTTATTATTTCTTTTTTTATTTATGAAATCATCATACATTTCTAATGGATCTTGTTGCTTAACTACAACATCACAATCATCAACAATATTATTTTGAGTCTTAGTAGTAATAACAAAATTATTCAAAGATATACCACCATTTTGTTTTAATTCTTCTAATGATATATAATCTTTAAACATCTTATCAGGTTTTTCTATCAGAGTATTTAAAAACTGAACTGCTGGGTTCATTATTTGGTTCGTTAAGTAAAACAAATAATCTATTTTTAAATTTTGTTCTTTTATATAATCTGGATGTTCTATCTTATCACCTTGTAGCATTTTTTGACCCTTCTTTTTTGGCACTACAATTGCTACCAATGGTATTCTGTCATTCGTTGCTGGTGCATTCCCTGGATCCCTCTGTTTCATCCTTTGACTTAGTTTAACATGTGATTGCGAGCATTCTACATCATCCCAATGCCATGTTCCTTCATCACCTTTTTTACCTTTGCTATCTGATGTAATTTTCAGACCTTTGTATGTCGCTCTAATAGTTTTGGTTGTTATAAAATCTGTAATTGGATAATTACCATTTAATAGATTTTCAATTGATGTCCTAATATATGTTAAAGCTTTTTCAATATCATTTTCATTCATCATGATATTTACTAAACCTCCTATTACCTTCTTTACAATATTTGCATTGTCTCGTCTTTTTAAAACAATACCCATGCTTGACTGTTTGAATTTATTCGGATTATCCTCATACTTATTACCAACATATCGTTTCTTACTCATTATACAAAATGGATAAAATGTCTTTTCATACTCTAAATTATGAGGATGTCTTAATCGCTTCTTTATAAATATAGATGCCAATTGACCTAATCTAATTCCATGAATAAGACCATCTTTCGATTTTAATATTTCATCGTCTGTTTTTTTAGTTATATTCATATTGCAGAAGACAGAGTCAGTGTCTCCATATATAATAGCTGGATTAATTTTATAGACCATAAATAATTCATTAAGTGAAGTTTTAATAAATTCCAAATTTTCTGGACTGGTATCTTTCAAAAAAATTGTTTTAAGTTCTTCAATTTTATTATCATCATTATCTGTGAATGCTTTATAAAATTGATTTAAAATAGGAACAAAATCATTTTCAACAAAATATCTTGCAGTTTCTAACATTTCACGACCTGTAGCAGTAGTACAAGCAGCTAATTCTTTCATACAAATAGGACTGGTTGATGCACCTAATTGTCCGTATAAAGAGTTAGCAGTAACTTTTAAAGCTAATTGTTTTCCATCAAGGATACTTCGTTTGAAAGCATCTGGTTCTTTTTCCATTAACTTTCTAGTAGCTTTTCTTTCAGATAATAATTCTTGTAAAATTTCTGGAAGAATACCAAATTTATCTTTGTGTTTCGCAAATCTGCATTTAGTTATTGAACCATCCTGATTTTTATATGATACATCATTATATGTGTAATCCGCTAAATTATCATATTGTGGTTCTATTACTATTGTCTCATGTGATATATTTCTATCTATAATTGAACTTGGATATAGAGAGTTATAATCTAACACTGGAATATATGTCTGATAAAAACCTGTCTTTGGTTCAAATACTGTTGCTCCTTCATATCCTTCGTCATTAATCAAATCTTTGCTTAAAGTTGGAATAAGATATTGTTTCAGTCTGCATTTTTTTGAAACTAAACTTAAACTCTTAATACCCTGACCTCTAATCAATAAATAGTACAAAGGCACATGACACACATTCGCCATACTTATTGCATTTGTTACTATTTCTAATTTAGCTAACAATCTACTTACTAGAACACAATCTTGAATACAATATTCTGCAATTATCTTCCTCTCTGCACTACCCATCGTTTGAAGTCTAAATATATCATTCGCTTTAATATCGTCCTTTACTAGACCCCATTTTATGTCTTTTCCTAGATCATTCATATTGTCAATCTTAAAATTAATTTTTTCATTTTCAACTACCATCTTATTACCTGTAATTGATATAATACGATATTTTTCATCACAATATCCTTCATCTTCATCTTCATCTTCTTCTTCTTTGACACCATATTCTAATTCAACATTTGCGATTAGTTTAATATAATTGCCAACTTTGAGAAGATTAAGATTTTTACTTTCAATTTCTAAAGTAGTTGGAGAAATAATAGTATATTTTATGATTTTATCTTGAATGAAATTTTCTGATACTGCATCTAATGAATATTTTGATAATTTGTAATCTCTTTGAACTACTTTCATTAAATCAATTTGAACTCTTCCAAATGAATCAATATATCTCAAAAAGTTATCACCTAAAGCAGCAGACGATAGTTTTTTCTCTACAAAACTACAATCTATGTTATATAATTTACTCAATTTTTTAAAAGATTTTTCACAATTGATTTCTGGATGTTTTGACCTATTATACATATATGGTTCGTCAAAATTCCATATATTATATCCTGTTAGAATATCTGGATCTTCTCTCTTAATTAATTTAGTCCATTCTAATAACAATTCTCTCTCAGAATTAACACTAATAACTTCTACACCATCTATTGGATCACAAGTTCCTAATGTTATCATATGTTTTTTATAAATATCACCACCATAACGACTAAATACAGAACCAATTTGAATTATTTTATCTTCAATTCTTGTTGCTTGAGGAAATGATCCATCACCTGAGGTACATTCAATATCAAAAGAACATATTTTAAATGGAGCTCCACCAATTGTATTGTCAGGACATAATGCGGTCCAATCACATGAAATATTTATATCACAAGTAGTTTGTTCTTCATCTTTACTTATTATATTATAATTTTTTATATTGATCCATCCACAAGCATTTAAATTACGAATATGAATACATCTTAAAAATGTATCAATATTACTTTCATAAACATCAAGTTTTATCATCTTAACCATTCCAGGGATAGATATTTTATTACTCAATGTTCTGGCAAAAGAATACATCGCTCTAGAATTATTAAAAATTAATCTCAAAAAATTTATCTTCTTATTATTATTAAATCCTCTGAATTTATATCTCTGAACTATGTCATACTTTTTTAAATTCTCTTTCATTCTATAGTTCTTGTTCTTCAATTCACCTATTAATCTCTCTATCTCTGTCTCTGTCCATTTTGATGGCAACTCTACATAAAAATGTGGTGTATAATTTAATACTTTCACATACACTGATTTATCATCCTGAGTACGACCAAATATTCTTATTATATATTCACTATTACTTGTTTCATTTTCATCATCATTCGAATCATCAGAATTATCATCAATCTTAAGTTCATTAAATTCTTTCCAATCAAGAGCTTGAAATACGATAGTTGAATTCATAATATATATATAAATTGTATTATATATAAATCATTAAACCATTATTTTATCAATTTTTTATATAAATATTAATATATAGAATATATGGAACAAAACTATTTATTTTTACATGACAAACATAGACAACTATTTACCATCAAAGTTGACACTATTAATGAAAAAATTTATAAAAATATTATGGACAACAATATCCATAATATTATTAAATCTAATGATCTATCAGGTAAATATTCTCTTGTTAATCTATATAATGGTGCATCCGACAATTTTGATATTGATGATAATATATACAATAAACAATCAGATGAAATAAATGATAATTCCAATATGGTTGATATCGTTAAACTACATATTGATAATAACAGATAAATAATGAATTTTATATAAAAAATTGATTTTATTACTTTTTATATATAAGTATATATAAAAATAGGTATATTATAGACATGAATTATACAATGGAAAATTCTAGAGGACTTATACGACTTAATAATATGGGTAATTCCTGTTATTTAAATTCTGTTTTACAAGTGTTATTAAATACACCATTATTCAGAACACATTTTTTAAACAAAAAATATAGTATCGACCTAATAAATACAATTAAAAAAACAATTGATTGTAATTCTGAGTTTCTTGATGTATCTAAAATTGCATCTATTTTACCTAATTATCTATCTTTTCAATTTGATAAATTATGTGGCCAAATTTGGACCATTGATCTTGATAATCCATTTAATATTAATTGTATTACACCTAATGTAATCAAAAAAATTATATCTAAACGATTTAATGATTTTAATAATTATATGCAACAAGACGCACAAGAATTTTTTACTGCATTCTTAGATGTAATTAACAGTGAAATTAGTTTTTTTGTAAAAATGGATTTTAATTTTACGGATGAAGAAACATCTTTTATTGATACTCTTAATATGCATTTAAATGAACTTACAAATCTAAATGGTATTGACAAAATTAATAAATATGAGCATATAAGATTTTTAGAAGAATATAATACACCTATATTGAAAAAATATAAGCAATATAAAACTCTATCTTTTAAACACAAAGATAAATATTCTATTTGTGATGAATTGTTCTCTTTTGGATGTATCAACACTTTAGAATGTTCTAAATGTGGTTACAAATCTTATATATATGAAGACAATGTATTCTTATTTGCTGAATTTCCCGATATTGTAGTTCCAGATATAGACGATATAGCTGAAGTTATTGATAACTCTCCACTCATGTTAAATGATATTGTTGTTGAAGAAGAAACTCTGATGCAAGATGATGCGGGTTTTTTGTTAGATAGTGATGACGAGGTCTCTCCCTGTAGGGGAGATACCACCTCATTCCTGCGGAATGACGAGAAAAAAGAGAAAGAAGAGATTAAAATAAATATAGATAAATATTTTAATCAATCTAAAATAGATTATCAATATACGCTTGATGAATGTTTAGATAAAACATTTAGAAAAGAAATATTAGATATCAAACGATATTGTAATTATTGTAATGATAATATAGACACATATAAGATGTATTCTATATTTAATTTACCGAAATACTTATTTATTCAATTAAAAAGATTTAAAAATGATTATAAAATACAAAATTTAGTAAAATTTGAAGAGACATTAGATTTGAATAAATATATTGATATAGATCTGTCAGATAATTTGAAAGCAGAAACAAAATACAAACTTATAAATATTATAAATCATTCTGGTAGAACATTAAATGAGGGTCATTATTATAGTTATTGTAATATTGCAGAACATAATAGATGGTTTGAAATGAATGACAGTAGAATTAATTTTTGTGATAATGTACATACGAATAATGCATATATATTGTGTTATGAAAAGATGTAAAATAATTACATATTAAAGATAATAATTAATAATATTTTTTTTAATCTAAATATAGTATATGTTAAATTTATATTATTTTTGATGTGATTTAGGTCATAATTGAAAGGTAATTTTAAAACAGTAATTTTAGCAATTTTTTTATAACAAATATTATTACATAATTCTTCAATACTAACATCGCCCAACTTTAATGTTATTTCATTTGCTGACTTGTAATTTATTCCTCCCCAAGGAGGATCGACAAATATAACATCTTGGACCAGTTTATCATATACTTTTAAATAATCACTGTTTATTGTTTTAACTTCATTATATCCATATTGATTTATATTATTTACTAAATAATTGTATCGTTCAATATCCATTTCTACTGCATTCACTTTGAAATCATGTTTACAAAATGATAACACATTCCCACCTACTCCTGCTGTCGCATCTGTAATAGTTATTTTCTCTCCACAATATGTTTTAATAATACGACTAATATGGTCTGCTTTTTTGGGCAATGTGATACTAAATTTACCAGTTTCATCAATAAGTAATTTTTTAAAATTGAGATTAGATTTATGAGGAAAATATTGTTCGATAGTTAATTTATCAACATGAGTTTCACTATCAGTAAAATCAGATGTCAGATTATTTATATTATCAATCAAAAAATCATCAACAAATTTTGATAATTTAAATTGGTTATAATCCATTACTCTTACTTTAATTAAGTTTATATATTATTTAAGTAATTTATTATCTGTCATTATTATTATTATTCATGTATAATATTAATTTTGATATTAATAAGATTAAAGTAAATAATATTGTCGAAGATCATCATCAATATAATCAAACTATTATTGATAACTTTAATACACTCATCAACTATATTAAAAAAATTAATAAAATTGAATTAGACCCTGAAATTAAAAAAAGAAATACTTTTAGACTGAAACATCTAATTCATTCTACTTCTGTAATTTCAAGTCTTCCATATCAATTAACCCTTGAAAATATTAAAAATTTTAATGCACCCGGCATTGGTAAAGGCACCATTGATCGTATTACTGAAATTCTTAAAACTAAACATCTTAAGGAATTAAAAGAACTTGAAAAAATTTCTAATAACAAAAATATTAAAATTATCGATGAACTTAATGATATTATCAATATTGGTGACAAGCGTGCTATTGAATTAATCAAAAAATTTAAAATTAAATCTATTAAAGATCTACAAAATAAAGTTAATAAAGGTATTATCGATGTTAATGATAAAATAAGAATGGGTCTCAAATATTATGGCAAATATAAAACCAATATACCTCGTCAAGAAATTAATCAAATTTATGAATTTTTAAATGAAACAATTACTAAATATAATCCAGACTATTTATTTTATATATGTGGTTCTTATCGTCGTGGCAATCCTACTTCCAATGATATTGATATATTATTATTACATCCAGATGTATTATTTCAAAAAGAAGTCTCAAATTCTAATCATTTATTTGATATTGTTACATTATTAAAAAAGAAAAAATTTATAATAGATGATTTAACAGAAGCAGAAGGAACTAAATATATGGGATTTTGTCAGCTCCCAAATCATGATATCAGACGAATAGATATTCGTATGATAGCAATCGAATCGTTTGTTCCAGCTATCGTTTATTTTACTGGTTCATATGAATTAAATCGACAAATGAGAAAATTAGCCAAAGAAAATGGACTTAAATTAAATGAATATGGACTATATGATGAAAAAAATAATAAACCCATCATATTATATACTGAAGAACAATTGTTTGAAGAATTAGGTATGGACTATTTAGATCCTAAAGATCGAAACATTTATTAACTTACTATATTCTTTTTATTTTTTTGTTTATTTTTAACATATAAAATATATGTTAAAATTATTATATCATAAAAAAATATTTATTAAATTTAAGAGCTACACATAGTGCATTCTTGAGTATCTTCAACATGATTATTTAATTCTTTTTTAATAGGTTCAACAGTAAATTGTTGTGCATTTACAGATGGTTGAGATCTCAAATAATACATACCAGTTTTTAGTCCATTTTTCCATCCATACATTAAAGCTGATGTTAGTTTAACGGCATCTGGTTTTTCGAAGAATAAGTTCATACTTTGACTTTGATCTACAAATGGACCTCGTCTAATAGCATGATCTATAACTGCTTTTTGTTTAATTTCCCAAGCAGTTTTATAAACATTCTTCAAATCTTGTGAAATTCCGTCTATTTTTTGTATAGATCCGTGTGAAGCCATTAATTTGTTCTTCATATT